AGGGAAGGGTCTGCCCGCCGATATCGGTGAGGGTCGGCCTGCCGCTTGTGACGGACAAGGCCGAGTTCATGATGGTGTCGGCGGTCGTGATGAGGTAGTCCTCGGCGTCTTGGTTGCCGGGTGGGGCAGCGACGATCCGGAGGGTGAACTCGATGTCGCCCACGTTGTAGGTGAACGCGGTGAAGGTCGGCGGGTCGACGAGAACGGAGCGCGGCCGGAGGTTCCGTGGGTCGGTGATGGCAGCCAAGCCGAGACCCGTCAAAGTGTTGACGATCGCGGACCGTGCCTCCGCAATGATCCCGGTGGCTGGCACCTCACGCCACCTGACTACGGTTCACACCGAGTAGGCGCATGATCTGTCCCATCGTGCCGGGCGCGGCGGTGATGGTCATGTCTTGGAACGACGCGAACGAGTCAACCGAGCCGCGTTCCCTGTACAGGGCCATCGCGTAAAGGGTGGTGCCCAGCGTGACGTCCCCAGACGGCGAAGTCGTCAACGAGTCGAAGTACCCGGCGGCTTTACGTCGACGGAAAGCGAAAGCGTTGGCCGCCGCGGTGCACGTCGTCAGGTAGGTGGCGTCGTCTCCGGCGGGGGCGTAGCCCAATGCGATTTCGACGGCTGATTTGGTGATCCATGTGCAGGTTTGGGTCCAAGTGATCGTCCCGGCTGAGCTGCCGCGGGCAACGTCGTTTCCGGCGTCCGCGAACAACAACTGGTTAGGGATGAGGTCGTCGTATTCGTAGAGGAAGTCGCCTTCGGAGTCGATGCCGTCGTACCTGTAGACGGGAACGGCGAGCACGGTGAACGTGCCGTTGAAGGTGCTGTCGGTCGCCCCGGCGATCGTGATCGTTTGACCGATGCCGATTTCTGTGGCTTCGAGGGTCTGCACCACGGCGTAGCCATCCAGCCTCATCGCGTGAGTGATGGTGAATGTTGCCATGGTGCAGCCCTCTCAGTCAGTCAGTCAGGATCAGACGAACGCGGCGCGGATGAACTTGCTGCTGTCGATCATCAGGGCGGCGAAGTAGCCGCGGAAGGCGATTGTGCGCGACAAGGTCGACGGTGAGTCGAGGCTGATTGCGCCCTTCTGCTGCTCGAACACTTCGTACCCGGAAGCGTCTGCGACGATGAGCGTGTCGGCCGCGAAGTTGCGGTCCACGACAACCTGAAGGCCGAAAGCCATGCCGTTGGGCTGGCCGGGGGCGAGGTTGCCGAAGGCGTTCATCGGGCCGACCTGCGGGAACAACGGACGGTCTGCGGTGTCGCTGAGGCCCATGAGCGCACCCCACCATTCGGGGTTCACGAAGATGTGAGTCGGAAGATTGCCATTGCTCGACGAAAGGATCGTCTGGGCGGCGGTGGAGATCCACGACATCCAGTAAGCGGGGTCCTGCGACGAAGCCGAAGCGAAGTTCTGCGTTACCGAAGCACCGGAACGGAGCGTGTCGGCGGCGTAGTTGTCTGTTGCGTTGGCGTAGATGCGGCCCATGTCGTCAAGGATGATTGACAGGACTGCGGGATCACTCCAGTCCAAGTCGGCTTCGGAGACGTTCACGTAGCCGCCGAAAATCTGCTTGGTGACCTGATTGTTGAACACGACAAGGGTGCCGGACTGGTTGGTCATTTCGGCGAGGCTTGCACCGACCGAGACGTGGGTGGTCACTTCGGGACGGATAAAGATTTTGCCGCCTCCGGGCATCGCACGAACGCCGACTGCGTCGACGACGGGGCGACGGCCCACGAAGTTGTTGTACACCGGCCCAACGATGGGGGTGGGCAGGATGCCGGGGGTGTCGGTGGTGACGACATCGGGCGCGGCTGCACGAAGGGCGGCGCTCATTTCATGCCATGCGGAGCCTCCAGCGATTGCCGCGGCGAGGTACTCAACTGCGGTCGGCAGCGGGGTTTCCTTGCGGGCGGCGGCGTAGACGATGGGCTGTACGGGGTGGATTGCCGGTGCTTGTGCGGCCTCGGCCTTGATTTCTTCTGACACTTTTTCCTCCTCGGGGGTGTCTTGGGTTTGGGTTTCGTCGTCCTCTGGATCGGCCGAGGAAGCGGCGATGTTTTCGATCACGGCCTCAGAAAAAGCCGGAATCGCGACTAGTGACAGTTCACGCAGGATCGCCTTGGAGACGATCATCGTGCCGTTCTTGTCGAACTTGAACTTGACAGGTTCAGCGCCGACGCTGACCGAGTCGTACGCTCCGGCTTTGACGAGCTCGACGGCTTCGTCAGCGGCGCGGGTCTTTGCGAACTGTGCCATGAAAGCGAGGCCGCGGTCGGTGTCTTCAAGCACCGGGACCGTGCCGCGGAGCTGTGTCAGATCGTGGTTCTCGATCAGTTTTGCCGGCTTCTGATTGACGTCAAAAGCGCCGCGTTCAAACTTGACCGGGCCAGTTAAGGCGTTCGCGGCGACTCCCCACGGGACAGCGATCCCGGAGATCGTGCGGGGTTCGTCGGTGGATGCGGCGGCGTCGACGGTGATTGCGTCGGCCGTGAATCGGATCATGGTCATTCGAGGTCCATTTCGTCTTCGGGTAGTTCGGGCATTTCGGGAACGGCGGGTTCGCGGTAGGTGTCCGGGGTTTCGACCATGAAGTCTTCGAGGTATTCCTGGACGTCAAACTGGCAATGCCTCCCACGCGGGAGCACATCGTCCATGGACAGGCGCTCCTCAATGGCATGGAGTAGTGGACGTGCCCCGAACAGGATCAGGTCTTGGCGTGACTGCTGGGCGTTCATGTATGTCATGCCGGACTGGTCGATGCCGAGCAAGTAGCCGGGGATGTCCAAGAGGCGGGCCATTTCGAGGGCGGCGTATTTGCGGGACTCGACAAGCTGCAGTTTCGACGGATCGGACGTGAACTCTTTCCACTCGACGGCCGAGTTGAGCGCACCGACAGCGGAGACGCGGCGAGCCGACGCCCAAGCCGACGCCAGTTCGCCGAGTTCCTCGGCTGACATCGGTTCGGAGTTGGCTGTCTGCTGAAGATAACCGGCAGCGATCTCGGTCGCGGCGAAGCGTTCCGCTGCTTGATCCAAACGAAGCGCGATTTGGACAGCCCGACGGCCGGCATAAACGATGCCCTGATTAGGGCTGAGAAAAGTGATCGTGTTGGCGACGTCAAGGGGCATCCCGTTGAACTCCAAGTCGTCGGGCATACCGAACCACTCGGGGGCGGCGGGCATTGTCGTCGAATAGACCATGTTCGCCGGGAGCCATTGGAACTGCGCCGGGTAGCCCGTCGAGTAGCGGGCAGTCACGGCCCAATGTGCGCGGCCATACATGATGAGGTCGCGGGCGGTTTTGGCCATGATGAACTGGCGGGGGACCGACGGGTCGGGCCGCGACATCCATGACTCGCCCTCGACCCAGAGCTTCTCGTATTCGTCGCCGGTCCATTGGAGCGTGTACGACTTCAAGTCGAGGGTGCCGACGACGGTTGACAAGAGCGAGACGGCGCGGGCGATCGAGGGAACAGATAGGGCAGCTTCTTCGGATGCCCCGACGGAATACGAATAGAACTGCCCTATCTGGGAAGCGCCAGCGGCGGCAGCGTTCAAGGGGGCGGACGCAACTGCGGGGGCTTCGATCTTTCGGCGGAAAAGTGCCATCGCCTCGGAGTATTCCAAAACTGGAATGAACATTCCAGCGTTTGAGAAAGAGATAGAAAGTGATCGGTCACCTTCCGAAAGCGATGGCCGCCTTTGCTCGACGCTGAGGTTTGGCAACGAGGGCGACTGCCCAGATCATGCACCGACAAGCGGTGATCGGCCCCGGTGAGCGTTGCGAAGACACCACGTAGCCCTGCGGGGTTTTGATGCCGACGGCGCGGTTGACGTGCTCCGAGAGCAACATGGATCCGGTGTGGGCGAGGCGGCCTTCGTTGATGAATGAGCGGACGGTGGCGGTGTGGGTGATGAGTTCTGCGTAGCCGACCACGGTTTTCTTCCGTTCAAGGTCGAGGGGGGCGAGGGCTTCGAGGCTGGGGGTGAGGGCGACGTGGTCGACGGTCGGGGCGATTTCTTGAATCTTGGTCCACATTTCGCCGAGCGATCCGGCGATGAACGCGACCTCGACTCCGATTTGGCCGCCGTCGATGAGCTGTGACCGGACGCCGACGTATTGGGATTCGTCGATGCTGGAGTCGACTGCCAATACACCACCGGGCGGGAGGGTGTCAATAGTATTTTTGTCGAACTGTCCGGGCTGAAGCCATGAGTGCGCCGACGACACCCAAATGTTCAGCGAGGCCCGAAGGAAACTCATTTGGTCGGGGG